CAGGTCTAGCCGCAACGATAAATTCGCCAGCGCTGCATTAAGCGACCCAATGCCGCCGGTAATCGCCACCAGGTCGCGCTTGAGCATCCCCAGCGGGTTAGCCCTCAGCGCTTCCTCGACCTTCTCAGCGGCTGATTTTTCGACGCGATCAACGCCAAGGCGGGCGCGCTCTACGGGATCGCGGGTGATCATCTTAGGCACCGACGCCCGTCGACCGAGGCAGATCCACGCCTTCGGCCGCCGCTCCCATAAGGCAAATCGGGCAGACCGGGAAGATCCCGAAAACTACCGTCCGCGATTCGTCGTCGACGGCGCGGTCGCACCAGGTGACGGAATCGGTGCGCAAAACGCAGGCCGTCAGGCTGATGTCGCGGAAGCGGACGAAGCGCTCCATCTCGCTACTCCCTCACCGTGCCGACTAACCGGAGGTATTCGACGTATTCGTCGCGGCGTTCCGGCGAGGAAAAGAACTCGAAACGAGGGGTGCCGTTTATCGCGTACTTGATCTCCCAGGCGCGCTGTCCGTCGACCGCGGCGTACTCGGTGAGCCCGGTGATTTGGATCAACGGTCGATTGAACTGCCGGGAGAAAACGGCTAGCACATAGCCTCCGAATACGACCAAGCCCGCAAACATGGCTACCTTCACGACCTTGATTACTTTCTCGCCGCGCATACGATCCTCCTGCCTATAGCTTCTAGGCGCCTAAGGCGGCGCACTTCGTCCACGATCGCTACCAGGTCCTCGCCCTTCATGACCTGACCGAGTTGCTGTTGGCGCAGGATCGCGTGGGCGATGGAGCGCCCGTCGCTTGGTCCGCACTTCCCGGCCATCATGTCGATTTCCGTGCGGCCCTCGATCGAGCGCATCCAAGCAAGCGCCCGGCTCGCCCGGTCGGTGATGCTGACCGACGTGCTCATTTGTGGCTCTTCTTCCATTCGTCGATGATGCGCTGGCTCTCGGCGCGCTCTTCGGCGGTGATCCCCGAAAGCTCCGCTTGCACGGCCGGAGGAACCGGAGCCGCGATGCCCAAGATTGCCCGGACGTGGGTCGGCGAGATGAGCCCTTTTTGGGCCATCATGCGAATTTCGTGGAGCTGGGCAGCGGAAGGGAGAGCGGCGGGCGAGGTCATTTCGATACCGCCTTTGCGGCCGGCTCTCCGTGTATGCCCTTAGCCGTTCGCTTGTCACAATAACGCGTGCAAAGCTCTAAAAGAGGATTCAGAGCGGCCGAGGAGCAAGCGTCGATGGCGTCGTCGCCGGCGTCGGATTCGATAGCATCGACAAGAGCGGCAGTTGTTTGGTAGACGCTGGCGCCTAGCTCGCTGGTGCAGACGTGGTTATGCTTGGGCGGAGCGGTGTATCCGATCAGGAAGTCGATCCGCTTCTTACCTTCTTCCTGTCCGTACCGGATGAAAACTTCGCGGGCAAAAGCGGCGCCGGGCATCCTGCCCTGGCGGGCCTTAGTGGCGACATAGGCGCCGGTCTTGCGAATGGACGGAAGAACCTCGCCGGCGATCCATTTTTGAAAGGGGAGCGCTTTCGGCTTATCTGAACGGGCCAGGAAGAAGTACAGGCCGGGCTCGGAAAGGCAAAGCATTTCCTGCGCGCCGCCGGGGGTGTGAATCCGATTCACCCCCTTCCAATCGTCCGGAATATGTCCAAAAAGGCGCGCCGCGTTGCTGGACTCAGAATAATCCAGCCGTTCCGCTACATCCTTCGCCACGAACCACGGCTCACCCTTGGCCGAAGTGACGCGGATTTCCGCATTGTCTGGCGTCTTGAAAACCTGGATAGCGTTCATTGGCGGGCCTCGCTAAGAGCTTCCATGTCGATCTGGCTGGTGTTGGCGCGGATCGCTTCTAGGCGCTGATACTCGACGAGACCGATCTTTATCAGCTCGCCGGCCTGGCGGGGGACGCTTCGCCCCTCTTTCGTGGCGATGGCTTTCAACCTGGCCAACTGGGCATCGTCGAGGGATGCCGTCAGGTATCCGTATCGCTTTCTCATAGCGGCATGGTAGACCACATTTGTGGTCTTGTCTAGCAATATTTGAAAATATTTTGAAAATAGCCGACACTTACGATATGATTGATACGAGAGGTTCCCGTGGGAGCTAAAACCGATTCACCAAAATCGCACGTCCAAAAGGTTCGGCTAGACGACGAAGATCGTACCGATTGCCTAGACGCCAAGTCAAAAAGTCGATATTGGCACAAGCGACCAGAATCCGAGTTTTACGGCTACCTGCTTAACCTGGGAGTAGAAAAGTATAAAAAGTGCATTCTGCCTAGCGAATCCGGAGATTCCGATATAGCTCACGATGGGCGCCAAGTCAGCAACGGATATTGATTTATGAACCTAAATGGGCGAGTCCTACTTGGCGCCCCTCGACGGAATGTAAAATCTTGCCTTTTATTTTGAAAGATAAGTCGACGGGATAGATATGAAAAAGCTTATTCTGTTTTTCCTGCTACTTCCCGCCATACTGCCAGCCGAGAATTCAGTACCAATCTATAATCCGGCTCGCGCATGGGCTGATTTCTCATACGAAGAAAAATATATGTATCTTCATGGTGTATATGATACTTTGGAGATTGCAGGCGTTTCAGCGGAAGCCGTAAGGTTTTATGAAGAAAATATGCACCCGCTAGGATTGTGGATCGAGAATATCGAAGCGGTGTATAAATTGAATCAGGATATGAAGTTTATTCAAGCCGCGCTAGTTTCCATGCCGGGGTTTCCGGCTATTGATATTTTGTATATCGACGGGATACCAGAATCAGTTGAAAAAATAAGGATCATGGCGGGGATTTCTGAGAATTCAGATTGATCCCCGCCAGATTCTGATACTCTATCAGAACGGTCCTTCCGCCGGAAGTTCGTCAATCACGGCCGGAGCCTTCCCATCCTTCGGAAACGTCAATATCAGCATATCGCCGGACTTGCGGACCTCTACCACGTCGCCCTTCTTGAGCCCTCGGAGCTTTACCTCGGAGGCGGGAATAATAACCGCGAGGGACGATTTTCCTATCATCTGCAATTTCGGCGCGCTGATCAGCTCCATGCTGTCTTTCATAACCCCGCAGCCTCCCTTATGATATCCGCTGATTCCAGGAAGCCTTCCGGATGCAGGCTCTCGCTGGCGCGTCTTTCGATCTCGTCAAGGGCTGACTGCAGCTTGAGTATAAGTACATCATACTTACTTGTCGACCCTTCCCGGCGTTTGGCTGCGGCTTCGGCCCTGGCGGCCTTGACGTCTTCGGCGTCCGGGGCATCCTTCCCGGCCTCGCTGGCGATCTTGGAAGCCGCCCGGCCGATCTTGGCGTCCCGGATAGTCTGGCGCTCGCTCTTCCCGGCGGCCGCGGCGATCTCGGCCCGCGTGGGCCCATCCTCGGAGATCCCGCGGAAGTACCCGGGCCATACCCGGCAATAAAGGGCGATCCTGGTATCCTCGTCGATCTCGAAGCGCCCCAGGTTGCCCAACAAGAGGCGCCGCTCCTGCTCCACCGGCATAAGGGTCGACAAGACGATCCGAACCGGCAGGCGGGCGAGTCCGATCCGCTCGGCGACGATGAGGCGGCTTTCGCCCTCGATCAAGAGGCCATCCGGCATGGCGACCAAAGCGTTGATGATGCCGTCCTTGCGGATATCACGCTCCAGGTCGGCGTAGTATTGGGCGGTTTTCAGCTTACGGAAAACGTCGTTCGCGGGGTTCAGTTTGAACCAGCCCAGCGGCTTCCACTCGATGTCCGACAGCTCCAGGCCTTCGCTGGCGGCCGGCGCCGGGGCTTTACGCGGGGTAGCTGGCTTCGATCCGGGGCGAGGCGTGGCGAGGGCGGCGGAGATGACGCTGGAGGGTTTCATGGTCTCACCTCGGTTTGAGACAACACCCTGGCCGCTACGTCTGCCGCTTGCTTGATCTCGCCGAGCAGCCGGCAAGCTACAATCGATGGCTCGCCGCCCTCCCAGTCCTCACCGCGCTCAATTGATTCAACCTTGGACCGCATCTCGCGGCACAGGTCTAGGGCCGCACGGGCTTTGGTCAAATCGCTTTGAGCCTTTTCGGTGGCCTTAAGCGCGACCTCTCGGGCGTCAGCCGCCCGGGTCGCCGGGTTGTTCCTGAGCTGGTCGCCTTCGAGCCACTTGTCCGCCGAAACCATGACGGCGTCCAGTTCGTCCATGCGGAAGGCTTTGACGGCCTCGTCGCGCGCCATCGCCTTCCCCTCCTCCCGTCCTCGAGCCTTCGCGGCGTCCAAGGCTAGTAGCAGGCGCGGCCTCATGGATTCTAGCAGTCCGGCGGCGAGTTCCTTATCGGCTAAGGTCGGTTCGGTCATGGGGTTTCTCCTTTCAAAAAGCGGTCCAGGTATTCCAGGGCTTCGTCGTAGTCGCGTTGTTCTTGGGTGCGCTGGTCGATCTTCACGATTTGCCCTTGAGAATCGACGGCGTAGACATCCCTTCCGAAAGCGCAAAAGGGCAGCCATACGGGCGGGGATACGTCGATCGATAAAGCCTCTTCATCGATTTTCACACCCCCTCCCTCCGGTAGCGATTTTTTAAGAATTTATCCTCGTCGCTTTGTTCCTTACGGTAGCCTCGCACGAACTCTTCATGGTCAGCCTTCGCAGTCTCATCGCGGTAGACGTGAGCTGGGCAGGTTCCGGACTGGTCAGTTGTACGCGTACCGCATTTCCCGTAGTTGAATAAATCGGTCCCCGGTTTCCAGTTTCGGCAGTCCATACAGAATGGTGCTTCAACTTCGTCGCCATGGACAAGGTGATATCCTTCGCCGGGCTTGGCTCCGGCGTGTAACGCTGGAGCCGGCTGGATGGGATATTCGTCGAAGAGCAGGGCTTGATCGGTCAACCGACGACCTCCTTAGCGCACACCTCGTCCAGCACCCGCTGCTGTACCTTGGACATCCAGTTGTCGTCCGGGTAGCGCGTCGCCATGCACAACGTGCGCTCGGGGGTTGCCGGAGTTGCTGTCGAGTATGACGGGCAATGGCAAACCCCGAACGGGTAGGTGCTATGGCCATTGGACGTGTAGTCGCAGAAAATGCACATCAAGCACGTCCGGCCGGGGAAGATCACTTCGGCGGCTGGCTCGGCGAAGAGGTCGAGCTGGGTCAAGCCTTAACCTCCGAGCACGTGCCTAAGTCGATGTCTACCTTTCTGCGGGTAAGCCTGCACCGCTCCGGCGTCCAATCGGCATGGATACACTCGGCGCAGCCGATCGAGCCGTCGTCAATCACGCTCAATTCCCGATAGGAGTCGCGGGCTTCCAGTTTGCTCGGTGGAAGCTCGGCGACTTCGGCGAACAGGTCGGCCTGGCTCAAACCGCGGCCTCCATCACCCCACCACCTCCGCCGCCAGCGCGGAAAACCACATCTCCGCCCTCGTCCCGTCCTTCAACGACCGCCCCATATTCGCGGCGCCCTTGATCGGCGGATCGCGCAGAATCGCCGACGCCGAGCACGTCCAAGCCTCTTCCGCCTGGAGGGCCGCCGCTTCCTTCTCGGTCACCATCGACGGGACAGCGACGATCCGGGGCGGCTCCCGCTCCATGCCCTCGCCGATGCTCGCGACCTCGCTGGCGATAATCTGAAACCCCTGCAAGGTCCAGCGCGACGCCGACACCGGCACCAGCACTACGTCCGCGGCGTATAAGCCCAGGGTCAATTCCAGGGACAGGCTCGGCGGCGTATCGATGATCACCACGTCACAGTCGAGCCTCCGCAATGCGGCGCGCAGACGCATCGCCGCGCCCTGATCGCGGGCTAGTTCGATGCCGATCCGGGAAAGGCTCGGAGTCGCGGGAATCACCTTGATCGTTTGCACCATCTCAGCGTCCCAGGTAACTCCTGTGAGCCCTAGCTGGCGCGTCAAGAAGTGGTAGACGTTGCAGGCGTCGATGTCGTCGGCCTCGCAATAGCGCAGCCAGTAGTCGGTCAGATTATTGTTGTGGTCCAGGTCGACAGTTAACACACGCCGGCCTTGATCAGCCAAAGCCCTCGCCAGGAACACGGCCAGCGTCGTCTTGCCTACGCCGCCCTTAAGACTCGATATCGTCATGATCTTCACGGGTACGCCTCCAGAATGTAAGTATATATTACGTACTATGACAGTATATTACACTTACACACGGAAGGCAAGATACTTACTATGTAATTGTTATATACTTACATTTATTTGACGCAGTTTCGGAAAAAGTAAGTGCTATATACTTGTACGGCCGCTATATTGGGCAGTTTATAGCGGATGCTTATTTATTTATATCTTTACTAAATAAATATATATATACGATATAGCGGATATAGCTGATATCCGTGAAAATGCCCTACGCGCGCATACGCGCACGCGCGCGCACACGCGCAGGCGCGCACACATGAGGGCGTGTTTTGCGTAAGATCGGCTATATCCGCTATACGTGTAGCAATTCTATACAGCACATACACATAGAAAATCTAGTGATATAGCGGATATAGCCAGGTTTAGCGGATAGCGAAGCAAATACATACAGAGTATAGAATAAGGTACTGTGGCCGAATATAAGGCCAAGCGGGTAAGCATCAAGCTCGCTTAAAACGTTAACTGACTCCAAAAAATTAACAGGTTAACCCCTGGCTATAGTGGCGTATTGTGTTAACTCGAAAAACGCCGCTATACTTGGCGTCGTGGCGATCTACTCGCTCGCTGACTTCGCCCGCATCGCTAAAGTATCAAAGCCCGCGGTCACCCAGGCCGTGCGGCGCGGCAAGATCATAAAAGGCTCTGACGGAAAAATAGATTCGGACAATCCGCTTAACGCGGCATACCTTGGTGAGAAGCTGCGCGACATTCCGATTCTACCTCGACAGAAAAATCAGCCACCGGCCGAGCCCTCGGAACCCAAGGCGGAAAAGCCAAAATCGGAAAAGTCAAAGCCTCCAAAAGGTGACGCCGTGTCACCCCCTAACCATCCAACGCTCTCGCCGGCTGAGCGCGAGAAGATGATGAGGGAAGGCCGCGAGTCATTGAACCTGGATAGGTCGCGGAAGATCGCCGACCTCGACCTGAAGCGCCGCATGGCCGAGGGTCACGCTATTCGCAACGCGCAGCGCAAAGGACAGCTGGTTGAGCGCGACCTTGTTCGCCAGCGCTTCAACGCCTTCGACGCCAGCCTCAAGACTAACTTCCGCGACATGCCCCGGCGCGTATCAGCTCAGATCCACGCAATCGCGGCATCGGGATCGGCCCGCGATGTCGAAGCGTACCTAGAGCGCGAGATTGGCCAGGCGATAGCCCGGGCGGTTGAAGCATCGAAAAGCTTGGGCCTTTCCTAGATGGTGACGAAGGTTCAGCGACCGATCTTCACCGAGGCCGAACGAGCTGACGCATCCAGCTGGATCGAGGAAGTCCTCGCCGCCGCGATCCATACCGAGATCACTCACATGACCGTCGCCGAGTGGGCCGAAAAAAAGCGGATTATACCCGAGGGCCTGTCGTCGATGCCCGGCCCATTCTCCTGGTCGGTCACGCCGTACCTCCGCGAAATCGCCGACTGCCTTTCTGCCACCTCTCCGGTCCAAGAGATCGCCGTGATGAAAGGCGCCCAGGTAGGCTTCACCGTCGGCGTGCTTGAAAACTGGATTGGCTACGACATCGACGTCGAGCCCGGCCCGACCATGTTCGTATCTGGCGATCAAGAGATGGCCGAGGCGTCAATCGAGTTACGCGTCGATCGCATGATCCAGAGCGCCGGTATCGCGGATAAAATTTTTAGCCAGTCGGAAAAAAAGTCGAACAAAAAAAGCGGTGACACGAAAGCGAAAAAGGAATTCCCCGGCGGCTTCCTTCTCGCCGCCGGGCCAAACTCCGCTGCCAAGCTCCGCACCTTCTCGATCCGCTACCTTGCCCTCGATGAGGTCGACGCCTACCCCGATTCGGCCGAAGGCGAAGGCGACCCGCTCGCCCTCTTGCTCCGCCGCACCGACGCCTTCGAGGCTATCCGTAAAGTTCTCTACGGCTCGACTCCCCTCGTCGCTCAGACATCGAAAATACTCCCGCTCTTCAAAGCCGGCGACCAGCGCTTGTACCACGTGCCCTGCAAACATTGTGGCGAGATGCAGCCGCTTAAATGGGAAGGCATTAAGTTTGACCGAGATCCAGACGGCCGCCTCGTCTACGGGTCGGTCCGATACGAGTGCTGCAAGTGCGGCGGCGCCTGGACCAACTCAGACAAGGCTTGGTTTCTTCCCCGCGGGGAATGGCGACCAACCGCAAACGCGCAGCGCCCCGGCCTTCGTTCCTACCACATCAGTTCGCTATACTCGCCGATCGGTATGCGCTCATGGGATTCGATCGCCCAGGAATGGCTGGACACAGGCGACGATATTGCCAAGCGCCGAGTCTTCATCAACACCGTCCTCGGCGAACCGTGGGTCGAGCGTGGTGAAGCTCCGCGCTGGGAGCGCATCATGCTTCGACGCGAAGGCTGGTCACCGGAGATCCGCAAACCGACCGGCATCATCGAAGCGACCAAGCCGGAAGGCGCCATGCTTGTCACCATCGGTGCCGACGTTCAGAAAGACCGCATCGAGGTCGAAGTAGTCGCATGGGGGAACGCAAAGGAGTCCTGGTCGCTCGGCTATCACGTCCTATACGGTGAGACCCAGGACATCGAATCGATCTGCTGGTCTGACCTGACTGATATCATCACCAGGCCGCACGCCGGGATGCCGTCCTATTGCACGCTCATCGATGCTCACTACAACACCCCGACCGTCTACCAGTTTTGCGAACAGTTCGATGGTACCGTATACCCGGTAATGGGCGACGCCCGCATCGGCAAGACCCGCCACGCCTTCGCTCTGAAGGACGTGCCGGGTTACCAATGCAAGCGCGTTGACCTATTCACCGACTTCCTCAAGCTGGAGATATATGGCTACCTTGCTAAGGGCACACCCGAATCACTCGACGCGCCAATGCCTACCGGATACAGCCATTTTCCCGAAGAGTACGGCGAACATTATTTCCGCCAGCTGACAGCCGAGGAGCGCGTAGCGGAAAAAACCCGCAACGGACAAACTCGCTACGTTTGGACGAAGCCGGCCGGCCGGCGCAATGAGGCGCTGGACTGTCGTGTCTATGCGCTTGGCGCCCTCTACGTCCTGGCCACCCAGGCCGGTGAGTCCGAAGACGGGTCGATTGACTGGCCCGGATTCTGGGATTGGGTTAAGGAATCTCTGCAGTATTGACCGCGCTCGCTTAGTGGTGTACCATCGGGATACATGGTGACGAAAAGCCCCGCCTATAGCGTGGCTCTCGTCCGGCGGGTAACTCCGCGCGAAGCGCCCAGCCTGTTAGCAGGACATGGGCGCTTCGTCGTATTTGGGGGTCAAGCGTGACGCGCCCCCTCGCCGAAATCCAAGCCGACCTTACCCTCGCCTACGCCTCCCGCCGAAAAGCCATCGAAGCCGCCGAATACACTATGGATTCCGGCCAGGGTCGCATGGGCGCCAAACGTGATCTCGCCGCCATCGAATCGACCATCAGGGCACTTCGCGCCGAATACGACGAAGCCGAAGACCTGCTCAATGGCGTCGATTCCGGCATCATCGAAATGGACGTGCGGAGGTACGGATGAGCCTCGCCTCCCGCATCCGCGCCGCCTTCGATAAACCAGCCCCGGCGCATCGCGGTCTCGTCGAAGGCGTTACCCCTGGCGACCAGAGCGGCGCGCAAGCCTCGTCCGGATGGGCTTGGCACGGCGGCGTCTCTCGCCCGTGGGCCGGCGATAAAGCTCCCGGCAGCATCTCTTATCCGTCGCTCTGGTCGCTCGATACCTACCGCCTGCGCCAGCGCTCCCGCGTCGCTTACTGGGACAGCGTCCAAGCGCGGGCGCTCATCGGCCGCCTGGTCGATAACGTCATCGCCTCCGGTCTCACCCTGGAATCCTCGCCGGTTTGGAGCATGATCTCCCCCGACTGGTCGGAGGAGCGCCGGCGCGATTGGTTGGCGAACACCGAAAACCGGTGGATGCTTTGGGCGAATTCCACGGACCCGGACGCCACCGGCCGCCTCACGCTCCAGCAAATTCAGCGCCTTGAATTTTCTAGCCGCCTCCGCGACGGCGAGACCATTCCGATTCTTCGCTATTCTCAATCGCCCAATTACTCCAACCCCGTGCAGCTCCAATTCCTCGATCCCGATCAGGTCGGAGACTACGCCTCGGCTACCCAAAGGACCGCCGCCAAGAAAGCCGACAACCGCATCGTCGACGGATTCGAGCTAGACAAGGCCGGCCGCGAAATCGCGATCTACGCGCTAGATGAACAAACCGCGAAGGCCGAACGCATCCCGGTATCCGGTCCGTCCGGCCGGCGCTTCGTGCTTCACCCTGCCATTATCGACACCTTCGGCCGCGTGCGCGGCATAGGCGTCCTCGCGAACCTTATCCATGAGCTGGAGAAGATCACCACCTACTCCGTCGCCGAGCTGGCGGCCGCGGTTATCAACGCGTCGATAGCCGGCTGGACCGAGACCGAGGCCGGATCTCCGAAGGGCCCCGGCTTCAAGGCTCCGTCGCTCAAGGCGGACAGCCAGGCGCAAGCCGCGACGGCGTCGGCGACTTCCCCGCAGCCGCAGCGCTATGAGATCAACAACCCAGGGCTGTGGATCAATTCAACGGCCCCCGGCCAAAAGCTCCAGTCCTACGACACCAAGCGTCCGAACGTAAACTTCGATGTCTTCCTCAAGGCTTTCGTCGCCCAGCTTTCCGCCTCGCTCGGCATCCCGGTCGAAGTCCTGACCATGTCCTTCAACGCCAACTATTCGGCGAGCCGCGCGTCCTTGCTCCTGTTCTGGACCGTCGTCGAGACCTGGCGCGACTCTTCCGCCGCTATGTTCTTGGGTCCGATCTACGCCGCTTGGTTCGCCGAGGAAGTCCGCGCCGGCCGAATCGAAGCCCCCGGCTTCGGCGAGTCGCCGACGCTCACCCGCGCGTGGCTGAACTGTGACTGGATCGGCATTAACAAGCCAAGCATCGACCCCCAAAAAGAAGCCACCGCCGCCGACACTCGAATAGCCGCCGGCCTTACGACCAGGGCCCGCGAAGCGAAGGCCTACAACGGATCGGAATTCTCCGAGAACGTTTCGCGCCTCGCCATCGAAAACGCCGACCTCGCGAAGGCGAATAAAAGCATCACGCCCGCGGCTCCGGCTCCAGCTTTTTCCGCCAGCAGTTCAAAGCAAGAATCCGCGCCCAACGATCAAAAACCCCAGGAGGACGAGGAAGAATGACCGAAGCTATCTACGCCGTCGCCGGTAGCCTGGCAACTGTCCTCATCATTTACATCATCAACACCCTCCGCACGGCCTCCTCTCTTCCCCGTCGCGTCAAGCGCTTGGAGGCTGTTTCCGCTCTTTCCGTAGAAACCCTCGACGTCCAGACCGAAGGCCTTATCGCCATCGCCGAAGCAGTCTCCGGCGAGAAGTGTAACGGAAATGTCAAAGACGCCCTGGCGTCGATGAGGGAAAATAAAAAAAAGACCAGGAGCTTCCTAGCCGAAAACGTCACCGGAGGCGCGCGTTGATCTATACCGCTCGCTTTGCCCACCTGGAATCGAGGCCAAATCTTTCCGTAGGTGATGCCGTTATGCGCGGCGACCTTCTCGGAGTTATGGGAAGCTCGGGGCAAAGCGAAGCGCCGCATCTCCACCTAGACGTCGTAGTCGGCATGCAATCCAACGCATACAGCTTGGCCAGTATCGACAACGGCTGTCCTGCGCCGGCACCGGTCCGGCAGCTTCTTTACTTCGCTGACTCCGATCTATTCGGCGTTCCCTTGATCGTTACCACGCCATACGCCGAAGTCGAGTACTTCACCAAGCGAGGCAAGGTCCACTACGGCTTGGACCTCGTTCCGTTCGACCGCAAGGAAACCGCTGACCACCGCTCGATCTACTGGAATCGCACGTTCCACGGTCGGGTAATTCGCATTGGCTTCGACCCGGAAGGATACGGGCATCACATCCAGATTTCCTACGAGGCACCTTAATGGACAACCAGAAAACCGGCCTCCTCGAAGAGTCCCCCGGCGTTACTTCTTCCAAGCGCTTCTTCGGCGCGGCGCTGATCTCGGCGGGTGGCCTCCTTCTCACCGCGATCGGCGTCGTCGCCATCTTTCAAAAGGTCGCCGACCCGGAAACCGCCTTAGCGGCTGGCACTACCCTGGTCGCCACCGGCGCCGCTCTGCTCGGCATCGGCGTTCTCGAAGGCCTCGGCAATCGAATCGGGGGTCCGCGTGAATAGGCTCTACGCAATGGAGCGCGGCTTCCTGACTAGGCTCCTTTCCGACCGCCGCGAACTCCTCGCCATTTCCCGGACGCTCGGTACTGCCGAAGCCATGCGCGCGGCCCGCGAGGACCTTATCTCCTCCGCCGCGATCTACGTCACTCCGCAGACTCCCGAGCAGACCGCCGCCTCGTACATCGTCGACGCCGACGGCGTGGCGCATATTCCGATCAAGGGCGAGCTTACTCCCCAGGCCAAGACCGACGCTTGCGGCGCATACACCGCCCAGGCTCTCACCGAGTACGGCTTTATCTCTGCCGCGTCCGCCGCCGCCGACTCCGACCCCAAGGTCAAGTCCATCGTCTACGACGTGGACAGCCCCGGCGGGTACGTCGATGGCGTCGACATGGCGGCCCAGGCGATGGCCTCGGTTAAGAAGCCGACCGAGTCCCGCGTCTGGGGCTTTGCCGCCTCCGCCGCCTATTGGCTGGCCTCCCAAACCGACCGCATCGTAGCGATGACACCAGCCGCGCAATTTGGCTCGATCGGCGTTGCGTTGGAAGAATTCGACAAGGACGAAGCCCTAGCCCGCGAAGGCATCGCCCACCGGGTCTACTCCTCGACCGATGCGCCGGACAAGCGTCCGGATACCAAGACCCCGGAGGGCCGCGCCAAGATCGTCGCCTATCTCGACAGCGTCCACAGCGTATTCGCCGCTCGCGTCGCCGAAGGCCGCAAGGTTACCGCCGAGAAAGTCGCCAAAGACTTCGGCCGCGGCGGCCTACTTATCGCCGCCGACGCGCGCAAGGCCGGCATGATCGACGAGATCGTCGGCACCTCCATCTCCCGTCACTCCGCTGGCGTCGCCAGCTCGGCCGCCGCTCAAGCGGCCATCCCAAACGAGGAGGTCCGCATGGATCTCAATACGCTCAAGGCCGAGCACCCGGACGTCTACGCTCAGGCCGTCAAAGTCGGCGTCGATCAGGAGCGCTCGCGCGCCGATGGTCTCCGCAAGTGGCTCGTCGCCAGCCCGGGCAATACCGCCCTGGCCACCATCGTCAACGAAGCGCTCGCCGCCGGCAAGGCCGAGTCCGACGTGCTTCCGTCGTTGATCACCGCCGCCCAATCCAAGCCGGTCGCCGATACCCCGCCGCCGGTCCCGACCGCTACCGCCAAGAACGGCGCCAACGCGGAAGGCGAAGCCGACGACGACGGCTCCAAGGGCGAGGCGCAAATCCGCGCCCTCATCTCCGGCAAGACCACGAAGGAGGCCGCCCATGCCTAATCCCGCTATCACCGCGATCGACCTGCGCGACCTGGTCATCGCCAACGAGCTGTCCATCGGCCGCACCATCCTCGCGGGCCAGAACCTGGGCGTCGGCTCCGTCCTCGGCGAGTGCGCCGCCCTCACCGCCGCCAAGGCCTTGGCCGGAGCCGGCACCGCGGGCGCCAACACCGGCGACGGCACCCTCACGCTCGACGTCACCACGCCGGTCCTCGCCGGCGCCAAGCCCGGCGTCTACAAGGTCCGCATCGTCCGCCCGGCCGTGGCCCAGGTCGGCACCACTCCGGTAGTCCCCGCCCAGAAAGCCCTGGGCCAGGTCATCGATCCGGACGGCGACGTGATCGGCACCTTCGAAATCGCGACCAGCGCCGGCACCACGTTCGAGAACCAGATCAAGTTCGTGATGGTCGAGGGCTCCACTCCCTACATCGCGACCGACGGCTGGAACATCACCGTCACCGCCGCGGCCAAGAAGCTGAAGCTGACCAACAAGGCCAATTCCGACGGCTCCGAAGTCGCTCGCTACGTCCTGCTCAAAGCGACCGACGCGACCGAAGCCGACGTGGCCTCCGTCCCCGTGATGAAGGTCGGCCGCGTCAACGGCAACAAGCTCGTCTTCGGCGGCGCCTCCGTCCTCGCTGATCACGTCGAACAACTGGCCGAGAACGGCATCATCGCCGAAGCCGGCGCCGCCCTGGCCGCCGCCGACAACGCCTAAGGAGGGCGAAGAACATGGCCGATAATTTCCGCCGCATCATGGCGGCCGCCTACGACGAGAGGATGCAGAACGAGCCCACGCCGTTCCTGTCCTCGATGTTCGGCGCCCAGCCCGGGTCCTTGATCCTTTCCGAGACCGACCGCGTCGAAGTCGACATCATCCGCGACGACGCGCGCGTCGCCGTCGACGTCGTCCGCGGCGCCGCCCAGCACAACGTCAACGACGCGGGCCAGTTCTCTAATAAGGAATTCAAGGTCCCGCTCTACGACGAGCGGGCGCCGATCACCGCGTCGATGCTCAGCAAGCGCATCCCGGGAATGGACCCCTACGCCCCCGGCGATCCCGCGATGGCTCTGGCGTACCACGCCTCGACGATCCAGCGCGGCCAGGCCCGCAAGATCATCCGCGAAATCGAACGCATGGCCGCCGAGGCGCTGCAGTCGGGTACGATCACGCTGAAGAACTCGGACTCCCTCGACTTTAAGCGGAAGTCCACCCACTCCGACACCCCGACCACGAAGTGGGGCAACAGCGGCCATCCGCTCGCGGACATCGAAGCCATGTGCTCCGTCATCAAAAAGGACGGCAAGCGCAAGCCGAAGCGCGCGATCTTCGGAAACAAAGCCTGGAACGTCTTCTTCGGCAACGCCGACGTCCTCGCAGTCCTCGACAAAAAATGGGTCGACGCCAATCGCATCTCCCCGTCCGAGGTCGCCCAGGGGGGCACGTACAAGGGCCGCATGTGGTTCGGCGATTACGAACTGGACCTCTACACCTACCCCGAATACTACATCAACGCGGCCGGCGTGGAGACTCCCTACATCGTCGAGGATACGGTCATCCTCATGGACCCGACCGCCCGCCTGGACAAAGCCTTCGGCGCCATCGAGCTGATGCCGGGCGCGACCGAAGACTACCGCCGCCGCGGCCTCCCGGTCCTGCCCGAGTTCGTCCAGGGCCAGATCGTCCCCTACGTCAAAGAGGACTACCCGACCGCCCTGTGGGCCGGCGTCCAGTCCGCCCCGCTCGTGATCCCGACCGCGATCGACACCATCGGCGTGCTGATCAACGTCGACTAATCGGAGGCCCAAGATGTTCAGAGCCAACCCGAGGAAGAATAGCACCGTATCCGGCACCTCCGGCCGGCGCTATCTTCCCGGCGAGGCGATCGAAGCCGGCGACATTCCCGAGGCCTCCATACCCGGGATGCTCGCCGACGAGTCGATCGTCGAAGAAACCGAATCCAATCCCGCCACCGGCGGCCAGCCGGCCGTAAACTCCGGCGGCTCCGGCAACCAGCCCAGGCTCCCGCAGCCGGCCGCCCTCAAGCCCATGAGCCAGGAAAACCGCGCCAAGCTCGAAGCCAAAGCGGTGTCCATCGGTATCGGCGTCCCCGAGTTCGTCGCCACTCTCACCGACGCCGAACTGAAGCAGAAGGTGAAGGAGGCCGGCAAGTGAGCCTTCGCGCGATGGCCGAAAGCGACAGCACCGCGACCCTGGCCATGGATGGCGACGACATCACCCTGACGTCTCCGTCCGGAACCGTGTACGCCGTCCAAGGGCAGTACATCCGCCGCGGTATGGACATCGATCCAGGAACCGGCCTTCAGGTCGCCGGGAACGTGTCGGCGTTCACCGTCTCGCTTTCGGCTCTCGCGCTTCTTGGCCTACTCGATTTCGACGACCTCAAGGACGCCGGCTGGACCGTCGAAGCCAGGGACGTCACGGGCAAGATCGTCCGGGCGAAGCTCTCCCCGGGCATGCTCGACCGCACCATCGGCCGGGTCACGTTCGCGGCGAAGGTCTAGGCGATGCCGCTCATCCCGCGCGATTTCGACGATCTGCTGCTTGACCGGATCGTATCGACCCTAGAGGCCTTCTCGGCCGAACAGGCGCAGATCGATCCGGCGGTGGCATTCTCCGTCGTGCGCAGTCGTCGCCGATCCGTCAGCCCGAAAGAGGCTCCGCTCGTTAACGTCTGGTCGGATTCCTGCATTCCAAGCCAGGCCGGCGGGACCGCTCGCACCATCGGCTCCGAGACCGTCACCATCAACGTCGACTGCATCGCCCACGAGGATACGGACGACCTGGCGCGCGATTCTGACGAGGCGGTCGACCTTCGCCTCGCGTACCTCAAGGCCCAGGTCCGCCATGCCCTTTTTGCTTTATCCGCTTCCGACTTCGGCCTACCAGTTGGGACCATCGCCGCTAAGACCTGGCCGACTTGGACGCCGTACAAGGACGAGTCCGGCCAACTTGAAGAGTCGATCATTGGCGGTCGCTGGACCTTCAACGTTTCCTACAACTGGCGCCCGGTCGAGTCCGATCATCCAGCCTTTACCGGCGTCTCGATCGATACCGGCCTTTGGTCCGGCCTGTATTCCTACGCCAAGGGCATCGCCATTTCCGGGCATGCCGAGGCGAGCGCAACCTAGTCCTTTGGGCGGCCTCATGTCGTGAGACAGCATGGCCGCATCTTTCTAGCTGACCGCCGGCAGGCGGACAGGAGTCCACTTTGATCGATTTCGGATTGATCCCGGCGTCCGCCGTCGCGTCGGGCGTTTTCGTAGAACAAGAGGCCGTCCGTACGGGCGTCGGCGGGCTCAGGCTACCGCAAAAGATCGCCCTATTCGGACAGTACAACTCGGGCAAGACCCCGACCAACTACACCCCGCGCCTCCTGGCGTCTCCCGACGAGGCCGCCGTCCTCTACGGCCCCGGCTCCATGCTGCACCTCATGGCGATCAAGGCCTTCGCCGGATCGCGCGCGGTACCGGTCTACGCCGTGCCGATTCCCGACGCCACCTCGGGACAGGTCAAGGCCGACGGCACGATCCTAGTCGCCGGGCCCGCCACCTCCCGCGGCACGATCTCCCTTTTCATCGCCGGCCAGAAGGTCACGGTCTCCGTCACGTCCGGGGACTCGGCCGCTACCGTCGCCGCCGCGATCAAAGCCGCCATCGATGCCGCCGTGTACCTCCCGGTCGTCGCCACGATCAACACCGCCACGGTCACCTTGACCGCGAAGTGGGCCGGCGAGAGCGGTAACGGCATCACGATCAAGCAGGACCTCGACATCGGCGACGCCAACCTGGAGCCAACCGGCATCACCTTGACGATTACCCAGCTGGCGGACGGCGCCACCGACCCCGCCGTTACCTCCGCTTTCGACGCCCTCGGCGCCGAATTCTTCACCGAGATCGCCTTCCCCTACAGCTCCTCGGCCGCGCTCACGGCGCTCGACACCGCCTGGACGGACCGCCTCGCCCCCGAGATCAAGAAACCTTTCGTCGCTTTCCTCGGCGATACCGATGCCCGCGCCGATTACCTGGTCACGGTGGCCGCGCGCAACTCCCCCGGCGAGACCTATGTCAACGTCGAAGGCTCCCCGGCCTTGCCGTGCGAGATCGCCGCCGCCGCCGCCGGAATCGCCGCCGCTTCCGCCGAGTCCGCGCCCTCCCGCCCGTGGAAGGGCCTCACCCTTCCCGGCATCCGCGCCGGTACGCTCCCGGCCTGGACCTGGGGCCAGCACAACGACGCCCAGCGCGCCGGCGGCGGTACGACGGACCCGAATCCCGACGGCTCGGTCAAGATCAAGGACCTGGTCACCAGCTACAAGACCAACGCGGTGGGCGCCGCCGACGATTCCTTCCGCTATCCGGAAACCATCGCCAATATCCAGGCGAAGATTTTCAGCCTGGACACGCTGTTTTCCGGCCCGCCCTTCGATCGCGCCGTCGTGGTCGACGACTCCGCCAATACGGCCGTCAGCTTCGCGGTCTCCCCGAAGCGCTGCGTCGCGTTCCTCCGCCAGGTCATCGACCAGCTCTGGATCGCCGAGGCGTGGAGCAAGGAGCGCGACTTGATCATGGCGTCGATCGTCGCGGAAATCGACGCCAGCAACGCCGGCCGCATCAACGTGCGCCTGACCGACTACATCGCCGTCGGCTTGCGCATCGTCGCCATCAAATACCAGTGGGCCCTCGGGGCCTAAGGAGACGCCATGAACGTTCGCGCCGGCGATATACGCCAGATCACGATCGCGGGCCGGGAATACGATCCCGCGCCCGAATCCGGCTGCACCATCCTCCCGGGCGGCTTCGCAAACGAAGTCTCCCTCAACGGCAACGGTACGATGCACGGCACGCAAAAGCGCCGCGTCGCCGGCATCAAGGAACTGTCCCTATCGATCGACGATAGTCGTCAGGACCTCGAAGAGCTGAAGGACATCGGCGACAAGGGCGAGGCCGTCCCTGTCAACATTACCCTCGTCAACGGCATCGCCTACACCGGGTCGCTTGTCCTCGTCGTGGACGAACTCGGCAAGGCCACCGCCGAAGGCACCGCGACCATTAGCCTACTCGGCGAAAAGTTCGAGCAGATATGAGCGTCATCGCCAAGGACGTCGCCGCCAAGATGGTGGCCGGGTGGGAAGAGGAAATCGGAGTTGACCTCAAGAAAGAGGCTCGCGACAGGATCATCGGCGCGGTCGCGGGGGGTCGGCTCGATTACATCGGCGGGAAATTCGCGTACCGGCTCATCGGCCCGGTCCATCTTGAGAACGCCACCACCGTCGATTCGGTCACGGTGGCCGAGCCGACTGGCGGGCAACTCCGCGAGGCCGCGAAGGCGAAGGACGACATGGAAGGGACCATGCGCCTACTGTCGGCGGTGTCAGGCGTACCGCTGGCGGTGTTCGACCGCATCGGTCAGCGCGACATTCTGACCCTTTCGGAGCTGATCGGTTTTTTCGGATAGCCGCGGGAGCGGCGCCGATCGATTCGATGCTCTGGACGGTCGGCGCCCGTTTTAGCTTTTCCGAGGCCGAGCTGTGGGCTTTGCCCCTCTCGCGCCTCGTGTTTTGGTATCGCGGCGCGCTCCAAATGCACGCCGACGAACAGGCCGCGGTAGTCGCGGCGGTGAATGGGAGTAGGTAGCATGGCCGGCTTTACGATCAAGTCAGTATTCGAGGCCATCGACCGCATCACCGGTCCGGTCCGCACCATGCGTGGATCGGTCAAGGCTTTCGGCAAGGACTCCAAGGACACCTTCGGCGGTATTGCCCGCTCCGCCGGCGTACTCAAGGGGGCCATCGCCGGAGCCATCGCCGCGATTACCACCGGCGCCGCCGTGAAGGCTCTGGTCGCCTTCGCCGAGCGCGGAGACGACATCGCGCGCAACGCCGCAATCTTGGGACTTACGGCCAAGGCATACCAGGAACTATCCTACGCCGCCCAAATGGCCGACGTCGATCAAGAGGCGTTCGCGGCCGCCTCCAAGAAGCTCAACGCCAACCTCGGTTCCCTGAAGCTCAAGACCGGCACCCTCTACGCCGTCCTCACCAAGACAAACCCGCAGCTCGCCTTCCAGCTCCGCGCCGCAAAGGACACCGACGAAGCCTTCACCCTCATGGCCGACGCGATTGCCGCCGAGACCAACGTCCAGCGCCGCGCCACGCTCGCCCAGGCCGCATTCGGCAAGAGCGGACAAGAGTTGATTCCAATGCTCGAAGGCCTCGCCGACGCCCGAAAGGCCGCCCAAGCCGCCGGAGCCGTCATCTCCGACGAAGACGTCGCATCGGCATCGCGCTTGGATGACGCCCTGAAGCGCATTAAGGCCGCTGCTTCCGGGCCGCTTAACGCCGCCCTCGCCTCAGTCGCCGACCGGGTCGCTCCCATCATCGAGAAGATCACCGCCTGGGCGACGGCGAACCGAGAGCTAATCGACCAGAATATCGAAGGCACCTTCAACGCCATCGGGGCCGCCGTGAAGTTCGTCGGCGATGCCTGGAACTCCGGATTCATCCCGGCTATTTTGGCCGGCGTCGGAGTCTTCAAAACGATCACCGCCGCGGCCGCCATCTACTCCAGCGTCATGGCCGCCGTCAATGCGGCGCAGATCGCCGCCGCGACCTCAGGGGCTACCCTATCGGCCATCATGCTCGCCAACCCGGTCGGCCTAGTCGCGGCCGCCGTGGCCGCCCTCGTTGCCGTCGTCATTCTGCTCGCCGCCAACTGGGACAAAGTCAAGGCCGCCGGCGCCGCCGCCTGGGAAGGCCTCAAAGCCTTCGGCGGCTGGATCGGCTCCGGCTTTCTCGCCATCCTCCGGAGCGTCGTCGGCGTCATGGATGCGATCGCCGCCCCGTTCCGCTTCCTGGTTAACGCCGTTTCCAAGCTCGGCGGAGGCGCCGGGCTGGGCATCCAGCCGCTTTCGAACTTCTTGCCCGGCGCCGCTCCAATGCCTGTTTCTCCGAACGCCGCCGCCATCGAGTCGCGCCAGTACGCCGAATCGCGCTCCGTCCTCGACGTCAACTTCGGCGGAGCCCCGGCCGGAACGACTTTCCGACAAGCCGGCGCGGCGCCCGGCATCACCATCAACCGCGGCCCGACCCTGGCGTCCGGAGGCGCGCATTGAGCCACCTCGACCGCCTCCGCGTCGGAAAATACACCGCCCCCTCCGGCGCCGTTTTCCAATTCAACTTCGACGACCTCGGCCGGCAAGGCGGGAAAAAGACCGACGTCTCCGAGATCCCGCAGTCCGACTTCGCCAAAGTTCAAGACCTCGGCGCCAAAGCAACCCAGTTCCGCTTGGAGCTGTACTTCACCGGTCCCGACTACGATAAAACCGCCGACGCATTTTGGGCCGCTCTCGGCGAGCATGGTCCCGGCCGGCTTCAACACCCGAGGTGGGGAGACCTCGACGTTCTCGCCGAGTCCTACGGTCAGGAGGAAAAGTTCGTCGACGGCCTCGGCCGGGCGGTTTTCTCGATCGACTTCATCCACGCGCCGCCGACTCCGGCCATCGCCGTCGCAATCCAGACCGCCGCCGGAGTAGTTGCCGCCGCGAAGGCATCCGCCGCCGCCGCATCCGCCGCGTTCGCATCAGGCTACACTAGCCCGGCCGGAGCCGCGGCTCCAACTGCTTCGACCGGCTTCGCCATCCCGGCCTTGCAGGACCTCATGGAGTGCAAGGATCGCCTGCGCAAGACCATGCGCGAGATCAAAAGAACTTCGCTCCGCATGGCCGGAGGCCTGAAAGAACTGTCCCAGCGGATCAACGCCGAAACCGTCGCGTTCATAAACGACCTCGACCAGCTCATCATGGCGCCAGTTGACCTCGCCGACGCCCTTGGCTCTGTCATCGGAGCATCGGCGCTTGCGCCTGTTTCGGTCGGTATCAAGCTTTCGTCATACATCGAGGAATTCAACGCCGTCGCCTTCGGTCCGACCAGCCCGGCTCAAGCGGCCATCAACGTCCTAACCGTGCAGGCCATAGCCTCCGCCGGAATCGAGGCGTCAGCCACCGGCGACCTCGCTTCGCGCTCCGAAGCGATCGCCGCCCACGACCGTATCGTTGAGCTGTACAACCTGACCCGCTCAGCCGTCGAAAATTCCGAAGCGTCCGCCTCGTACATCGCCGACCCGGTGGCGATGCAATCCCTCGCCCAGGCCGCCGCCGCGGCGAAGGCTTACCTTCTCGAAGTATCCTTCAGCTTACGATCCGAGCGCCGCATCATCCTCAGCGGCGCTGCTACCCCCCTGGAGCTCGTCCACCGCTTCTACGGCGACGTCGACCGCCTTGACGAATTCTGCGATCAAAATCATCTCCAGGGCGATCAGCTCTTGATTGTGCCCGCCGGCGCAGAGGTTTCGTACTATGTCGGATGATACCGTCCGCCTATCCGTAAACGGCCGCGACTTCTCGGGCTGGACCGGCGTCACGATCGCCATGTCGATCGACAACGTCGCCGACGCTTTTTCCGTCTCCGCCCCCTTCGATCCGGACGCGCCGGATATCCGGGCCGCCTTCAAGCCGTTCGGCTATCAGCGCGTCGAAGTATTCGTCGGCTCTGACCGCATCCTCACCGGCTTCATCGACGCGGTTTCGCCATCAATAGATTCCGGATCACGCGGTATATCCGTCCAGGGCCGCAGCCTTCCCAGCCACCTCATCGACTGCTCCGTCTTGGGTGAGCTGGAATTCTCCGGACTTGCCCTGTCGACGATCGCTAAGGTCCTTACCGCCAAGTTCGGGATCGCGGTCCGCGCCGACAACGACACCAACCCGCTAGAAGTCGCCCGCGCCGAATACGGCCAAAGCATTGCCGATTTTCTCAACTCCCTCGCCGCCCCGCGCAACCTGTTGCTCAACTCGTCCTATTCGGGCGAGCTGGTCATCTCGTGGGCGAAGCTCCTGAAGGATAAGCCGGTGACCGCCGACCTCACCGAAGGCATGCCGCCATTCAAGTCGGCGTCCGGCCATTTCGACGGGACGAAGCGCTTTTCCATCTACGAAGTAGCAACCCAATTCGCCGGCGAGGTCGACCTAGTCGGTACGGCAACCGATGCCGCGATCAAGGTCTACCGGCCGCACAGCATAGCCGCTGGCGATACCGACCAGGATCCGGACATCACCGCGGCCAGGCTTCGAACGTCCAGCTTCGCCAGCTCAATAGGCGTGTCGGCCAGCGTCTCCGGCTGGCGGCGCCCGGACGGTAAGCTGTGGGCTGAGCGCCAGGCCATCACCCTTCTGGCTCCCGGCGCCATGATCTACACACGCACGAAATTCATCATCGCCGAGGCGCAGCTTAAGCTCTCCGCCTCCGAGCGGTCAACCGACCTCCGCCTTGTCCTGCCGGAAATGTACACCGGCGACCTTCCCAAGGAGACTCCGTGGGCATAGCCGAAATCGTCGCCATCGCTAGCTCTACGTATAAAGCCCTTCGCGGCGCCTCCGGCAAGACCGTCAACGTTAAGGCTACCGGAATCGGCGGCGCCGGCATCGAGGCCGAATACTACCAGGCCGGCGGCGTATTCCATCGCCCGCCGCGCAATGTCCGCGGCATCTTCCTCCCGATCGGGCCAGGCCGTCGCTATGGCGTAGTCATCTCCGGCGTAGCCTACAAACTCAACATCGAGGTCGAAGACGGCGAAACCGTCATCTACTCTACCGACGCCTCGGGCATCAATCTCAAGGCGAAGATAAGGCTTGGCGCGGACGGAAAAATCGCGATTTCGAACCAAATCAAATCCCTCAAGACCGTCCTGGCCTCGCTCATCGATCACCTCTCCGGGCTCACCACGATCAACTGCGTGCCGGGGTCGCCGGTGACGCTGAACCCGGCCGTCATCGCCCAGCTCACCCAGGATAAGGTGGATCTGACGATGCTTCTCAAGGACTAAACGCCCCGCCTAGCGGAGCGAAATGACCGTCGTGAGACGGACATAGGAGACCACCATGGCGCTACTCGCACCCGACGTCGGGGAAGTGATCATGCTTTCGCGGATACTCAACAAGGCCGCTACCGGCGACGTGAAGCTGCACTTGTACACCAACAACTACACGCCGGTTGAAGGATCGCTTTTGGCGAACTTCACTGAATGCGTTGCGACCGGGTACGCGGTCAAGACGTTGACCGGTGCGTCGTGGACGGTCGCGACGGCCGCCGGTACGACCGAAGCCAGCTACGCCGAACAGACCTTCACCTTGACCGCGTCGGCTACGGTCTACGGCTACTATGTCACGGACAGCGCCGGAACCGGCCTTCTGTGGGCGGAGCTTTTCTCGGGCGGACCGTTCTCCATCCCCTCCGGCGGCGGCGACGTGCGCGTGACTCCGAAGATCCAGCTGGCTTAAACCTTGGCCCTCGAACTCCTCGACCTCGCCAAATGCGGCGCGGCCAAGTGCGGCCTTAGCGTTCTCAACGCGGGCCTCGTCGAGTACGAGGGCGAAGGTGTTGTCACAATAGGCGGAGCCGTCTCGGCCCGCCCATCGATCCCGGGAGCCGCCGGCGGCGAGATCACTATTGGCGGCGCCGCCGGCGTCAAAGCCGCCTACAAGCCAAGCGCCGGCGGCGAGGTGGCCCTTAGCGGAACTTCGGTGGTCAAAGCCGCCTACGCGCCCGCCGCCGGCGGCGAGATCGCCCTTGGCGGCGCCGCCGACGCTCATCCCTCGATCCCTGGAGCCGCCGGCGGA